CTGCCGAAATCCACAAAGGGCTTTACGGGCTCTGGGCAGCCGAAGGATTGGATTGGACTTGCAAGCAGCACTGGAACGAATCCGACCGCACTCGCTACCCGGCCTTAAACGATACGGCTGCGGCGCCTGGCTGCTCGTTTCCTTTCGTGGTCTACCGACTCGACGACTCGGACGTGACGGCGCGGATGACGGGCTACTCGCTCTACCAGAAGCGGGCCAATCAAGATATCCCGCTGACGCTCTCGATCTTTGCCAAGCAACTGCCGAGCGGCGAACTATCGGCCAAGCAAATCTGCGGTCTAGTACTCGACCGGCTGCTCGAAGTCTTCGGCGGGCACCCGGACGTACGGCCCAAGCGAATGACGTTCGATTACTCGCAGCACCTTTTGACGCAGTACGTCAGCGGCTACGGACTATCGCTCGACGACGACGTCTACGGTTACGTGCTCAATTACTTACTCCGAATCGATACGCCAGTAATGGCCTAGGACGGATGCCAAGATGACCCGCAGTCTGACGAGCCCTAAAGTCACTCTTTCGGTCTCCGCCACGGTGAAGAATACGCTCGAGGATGCGGTCGTTGCTTCGGCCGGTATCGGGGCGACGTTGACCTATACTATGACCGACGGCTGCGAGGCGTCCCAATGTAACCGCGGCTGGCAGTGGAAGGACAAGGACCTTTCGAGCGGGGCGACGATTACGATCGACCTCTACGACTTTGCCGGGCTCGACGCCGGAGCGGGTGCTGGTAACGACCCGGTCGGGCAGGCTCTGACGATGGAGGAAATCGTCGCGATCGTGATTAAAAACGAAAATGCGGTCGGCGAAGATGGCATCCTCGAAGTCGAGCCCGCTCCGTCGCAAGGCTGGAACGGACTGGGTTCGCATACGGCGGCTCTGGGTAGTGGGCTCCGGGCCCAAGGCGTCTTAGCCAAGATCCAAGTTCACGAAGCGGGACTCGATATTGTCGACGGAGCAAACCACCGGATTCGGTTAACGGCGTCGGGGGCGGCGGTTACCTACTCGGTCTACGTCTTGGGTCGGAGTGACGACGACGTTTCGAGTTCTTCGAGTTCGAGTTCTTCGAGCTCGTCCAGTAGCTCGGGCTCGAGCTCCAGTAGTAGCCAGTCGAGTTCTTCGAGTTCGAGTCATAGCTCGAGTTCCAGTAGCTATTCATCCTCCTCGTAATAGGGATCTAGTAAATGTCGAGCAACGGCACGCTTACCGGACAGAATGGCGAATTTGTCGTCGACTCGCAGCGGGTTGCGCGAACGACGAAGTGGGACGTCTCGGCGACGCTCGCCACCAAGAGCGAGTGGGGCGACTCAGATACTGGCGGCTACACGGCGCGTGCAGCAGGCCGCAAGGACTGCACGTTCAACGCCGAGGGCAAGTACACTATCGACGACGAAGTCTGGGAGATCTTTTCCATCGGCGACAATCCGGTCGCAACGCTTTGGATGGACAGCTCTAGCCTGTATTGGCATTTTCCGTGCGCTTTATGCTTGGACTTCAGCATGACCGTGGACATGGACACACAGGAAGTCATCGGCTGGAACAGCGCCTTCGGAGCAGACGGCATTTTCTACTTCCCAGGTCAATCGGGTGCACCGACGGTACCACTAGCGAGCTAAGCAGCAGCAGGCAAAAACTAGATTAAGGACAGGCCAATGGAAGTCGAGGCAAGGGCAGTTGCCGCAGGCTCTCGGTTAAAGATTCTGGGAGTTGAGTACCGTTTAGAGCCACTGACGCTCCAGTCGCTCCAAGAGGTCCAGCAAGCCGCTTTTAAGTCATTCAAGCGTGACTATCTTCAGACGTATCAGGAAAACATCAGCCTATTGGAACCCGAGCAACGAGTCGGGCTAATTGAACGCAAGCTAGAGGAGGTTGCGCGGTGGGCGATGTCCGAGATGCCTTCTCAGCGAGCATATTCAGCCGCCAATTGCGAAATCACAGAAGCTGCCCGTAAGTGGGCGGAGTCTAAATACGAGTCGACAGACCTGAGCGACATGACGATTCGCAATCTACTGACCACGGCTTTGGACTCTAAAGAAATAGCACCAGCCGCAGTTGCCTTAATGTGCGGCACACCGCCGCTGACTGGCATGATTCCGTTCGACTTGTGGTGGGCGACCGCTTCACGCGAGGGCATGCTGACTTTCGTCCATGCCTCTTTGCTACAAACGCACAAGAAAATCACGAGGGAAACCATAGCGAGCTGGCCGCTAGTGGATTTGGTAATCGCAGCACGCGAGATTGAGAGTTTGACGAAGCCAGTAGCGGGAAATATGTAGGGCTCACTGAGAAGCGAAGCGCTGCCGTCAGTGAGTCCGGAATCGAGTGCAGCGGATGCGGTTTAGATTACGGCATAACAGCTTGGCACATTCGGCACCTATGCGAGTCACCGCTCAACGGCGGTCTTGGACTAACGCCCAGCCAAATTGCCACTTTCACACCGGACCAGATTTACGTCATGTTCACGCCCACAAATAACTTCCTGCGTCAAGCCGGTCGGCGAATTATCAAAGCATCCCGCGAGGTAGCCCTAGGGATTGCCTCCGATTCTGGCAAGCTACGTGCCAAGTCGGCTGACGGACAAATCATCGAACTATCGGGAAATGTCGGCGGGCAAAGCCTAGCCGGTCGGCTGCGTCAACAAATGCTGGAACGCAATAAAGCGAACGCTGCTGCTCAAACCAAGAAGCCAAGAAAGCAACGTCGTGGGACTTGAACTAGCCAAAGCGTATGTAACGGTGCTAGCCGACGGGTCAAACTTTGGTCCGTCGCTGACTGGCATGAAAGGCGGCATTATGGGTGCCGTCGCCAACCTTGGCTCGTCTATTTCTGGAACGCTTAAGTCTGTCGTCGTTGGCTCATTCATGGCTGCCGCCGCCGCTGGTGTCGCCGGGTTCGGTGCTTTGCTGGCTAAAGGAGTCATCGACTCGGCGGCTGTCGAACAGACTCGCATCAGCCTCGAAACTATGCTCGGTTCGGCACAGAAAGCGGACAAGCTACTTAGGTCTATGACAGCCTTTGCGGCCAAGACACCGTTCGAGCTGCCAGGCATTACAGGCACAAGTAAAGTACTCCTGGCGTTTGGCATGACGCAAGAACAGATTATGCCGACGCTTAAGATGCTCGGCGACGTAGCGGCCGGTACCGGCAAGGACCTGCAAGAGCTGGGCGTTATCTACGGGCAGATCCGGGCGGCTGGCAGACTCATGGGCGGCGACATGCTCCAGCTTGTCAATGCGGGCGTGCCGATTATCGGGACGCTTGCCAAGCAGTTTGGAGTTGCGGAAAGTGAAATTAAGAAAATGTCGGAGCAAGGCAAGATTAGCTTTGCGGACGTAGAGAAAGCCTTCCAGACGATGAGCGGTGAAGGCGGACTATTCTTCAACATGATGGAGCGGCAAAGCGAATCGCTGACCGGTCGCTTTAGCACACTGAAAGACTCTATCAGCTTAATGGCTCAGGAGATGGTGTCGGTCGCTATGCCAGCTATTAAGTCGATGCTCGAAGAGATGGACCGATTTGTCAATCGAGCAACCGTCGGCATCAGTGCATTGCGGGACCACTGGAATCTAAGCTGGGACATTATGGAGCAGTACGCTCGGCTGAAGCTCAGTGAGTTACTCGACTACGCTCCCATCTGGAGCCGAGCTATGGTCGGAGCGTTATCTAGCGGGCTGACGGGTCTTAAGGGCTCATTTGGGACCTCGGCTCTCGGAAGTGTAGCCCAAGCTATCAAGGCGGCGATGGACCTAACGGGTCCGGCCAGTGCGGCAGATATTAAACCTAGCGCTAAGACTACCGAAATCACTAAGCAACTTAATCTACTCTTGGATGCGCTAAAGAAGGTAACCGAAGCTGAGCAGCGTGCTGCCGACTCGGCAGATGCAGAATCGGCAGCCGCAGCCGCAGCGACCGGTGGCGCCGCAGCAAGTTCCCCAGCCGCTGCCGCAACTCAAGCGGCTATGGATACCAAGGCTAAAATCGACGACCTGCTAGGCTTCTCCGGTATCGCTGACCTAGGGCGTAGAACCCAAGAGATTGCCTTGCAGCGCAGTCGCGAGGCTCGTGAGCAGCGTATGGAGGCAATTGCCAAGGAATCCTTGCGTAAGCAGGAGGAGATTGTATCGGCAATTCGTGACGGCAATTCTAAATCAGCCTTGGCGGTACTCGGATGACAAGCAATTATCTTCGGCCGCGGAATTGGCGTGGTCGTACATTAGGCGGCATACCATACCGACTGGTCGACCGCGTCGGCAGCCACCAGTATGCCGTCGGTAGTGTTAGCGAAACCTATTTGATACTGGCACGGCACTTACCGGCGTTTCTCTACGAGTCGTTTCCGCCGCCGACAATCATTAACGGCATCCCAATCTATAGACCAAGGCTGCTGCCCGGGACTCCTTCGGCAGCCAATATCGTCACTAAGCGGATTAGCTGGCGTGGTCACGTAGAAGGCAAGCCAGTCGACCCTTTTAACGTCGACCGCCGAGCCCTGCGAGGTACCTACGGACAAGTGCTGGAGGTGACGATTGACTATGACAACGAGCAAAAGGAACACAAAGAAAAAGACCCCAGCGATCCATTTACGTTTTTAGAAATATCAGCCTCTGCCAGCGGCCAGTTCCTAAGCGTGCCAGTACCTTGCAATACTTGCTACTCTAGGACTCGGAGCGGCAATGCCATTAAGGAGCCTGTAGCCGATGCGGCTGCCAGAATGGATATTCTGGTACCAGAGATAGAATGGACAGTACGCTGGTCCGGTGTCGAGTACAAGTTTTTCCGCGATACGCTGCTTCCCAATATGCGGGCGTCAATAGGCAAGCTCAATGCCGAGACGTTGCTGCCTCTCTATGACGCACCGGCCTTCACCATGCTATTTACCGGATTTAGCTTTGAGCAAGAGTTTCGCAGTTACGCGCTCTATCCGAACGGCGAGCCTGTCGTTATTCCCGATGATGCGGAAGACGACGAGGACGACGACGCAGGCGACGATGCCAACGACGGGGAAGCGAATCCTGACCCTGAGCCAGAGAATATTCTGGACAGTGATTCAGCCAATATCACAGTTAGCGTCACGATGAGCTTTCTGGAAAAAAACCTGTTGCAGGCTGACGGGACGGTCATCGGGCACAACCATATATGGCGAGAAGAAACGGGACGCTGGGAATACATCTATCCGGACTGTACCAATCTGCTTTACCAAAGCGTGGACTTAGCTCTGTTATTTACTCCTACGATTATCAATTCTTCGTCGATTGAAACTGCTTAGAAGAATTACATGCGTGAAAATTTCCGTGATGTCAAGCCAGGCGACGTTCTTAAGGCGAAAGACGTACAAAACGTCACGAATGTATCGCGGCGCATGTCGCGTGTTGTCGGAGGTCCAAACCTACGTGGGCATCATACAGGCGCTATCTTCTCTTTGGCGGCTGATGACCCTTTAGTTCAAGTGCCTCTGGAAATCGTAGATATTCCTGATCCGGATGCCGAGCAGTGCGGCGACGCTGACCATTTGGCGCCGACTGTATATTTCGTCCGCCAGCTTAAGTTTAACGGCACGGACTGGTCCAAAGCAGAAGACGGCGAGCCCTATCAACTCGACGCCTCGCTGATAGATGAATCATTTAG